ACCATAGAAAAAGTATTCTCTCAATGCGGTGGAAATTACATCAATTCCTTGAGCTTCTTCTGTCACCGATTTACTTCGGTTCCAGACCATAAGCATCCTTTCAATGGAATCATGATCTAATGGTGCTAACATGCACCCAAGTTCTGCATCTAATCTCCACTTTCTTTTAAGAAATGAAGCGTCATTAATATGGATGAAAGGAACGCTTTCCGCCTCCTTTTCAGCCATAGTATAGCCTATATCTAATTCTTTAAATTTATTAGATATGTTCGTGTGATTAAACCAATCACACCCCTTAGCAACAGACATTATGTTGTCGTCACCGTATGTCATAAGACTAACATTTGATTTGAAAGTCATGACTTCCTTTTTAGGATTCAATAATCTGTAAACATAACGCATACGTAAACTGTTTACTATTCCATTCAAAATGACAGTCAAAGGATTTCCAGAGGGATTAGAGCCAAATAATTGAATTAAATCACCGTTAAAATCAACCACAGCAAAAGCTGTATCCTCAGCAATGCACCTAATCACTCTTATATCTTCTTCATCATAGTTACCAGACATTTCGCAAAAATGTATGATAATATCGAAAGCAGCTAAGATTTCCTTAGGTGTCATCTTTTTATCGAACGCAGCATAGTCACCTGCTACTATTCGATCTTCACCATGTTTGACAATGTAATTGTACATTTCTTGCCATTCCAAAGATTGTGCAATAGTGCCAGGAGCTGCTTCAAAAGCTAATCTGTTATTCTGCAATAATCTTGTAAAGGATAACAGATATTTCCTAACAACAATTGTCCAATCAAAAGTAGCGCCTGTAAATACACGAGTTTTACCAATTTTAGCTTTCTTAAAAGAAACTGGTTCATCTTTAAGATGAGCACAAAAATTGGGATGAGCTTGTCTACCACTCTTATATGTAAGAATGATATCGTCAACTCTATCCATGATCTCATCACTAACTACAACTGGATCCATCATACCATTTTGTGGTTCGCAAGATTCCAAGAAATACCTTTTAGATTTTTTCCATGGATTACCAGCACTAGTGTTACGATTGATTTTATCAATATAAGCCACAGGAGCACCATTAATAGTTGAAAAATTATCTAAAATCATCATCATATCTTTCACATCGTCAATATTGATATTATCTGTAACATCTTTAATATAAGATGCTATACATTCATCAAGTATATCAGTGCGAATGGTATTGATTGGTTTAACCAAATCTTTAGCTGCAATATGCCAAGGTACCCAAGAACGCATCTCTGGTTTTGTAAACTTAATTTCGTAACCTTCACGAGTCAAGTATTTACCCATAGGTGTTGGAATGACACTAGATTTAGACTTACCACGAAAATCTGTAAATGAACCATAGATATGTGCACTACCATCATTAATGTAACGAAACACTGACTTTTTGTGTAGGTCAGTGATTTTCCTTTCATGATCCTTGGCAGATACAAGAGTGAAATCTCCGCTAGATATGTTAAAGTTACTCAACTTATTATAAACACCACGTATGAAATCGCCATCTAGATTAGTAGCATGTACAATGCCAGGTCTGTATGTTGATGCCAAAAAATGAAGTCCGACTATGGTGTAGCCATAACTACTGTTAATAATCAATGGCATACCACACTCTCCATCAATAGTCGATCTTTCAGCTTTTCCGGACCACACTCGATGTTTTGCATCAATACCATAATCCGGAAACTTGAAAACTCGCTCTTTTTCTAGAGATATGTTTTTAACAGTGTTGTAAGTAGTCTCACCCAATTTGGATTTACCTACATATGAACCGTTAAATATACCATTAGCATCACCAACTTGCATATAACGAACTATATTTTTCTTTGGCGGTAATTCACGTATAATAACAAATGCCAAATCGTGAGAGGGTACTCTATGAATATCGGATTCTGTAAGAGAAATCGAAATATTCGCATTAACCCCAATTTTTGATGAGAATGTAATTGACATTTTTGCACTTTCTTCTATTGGTAGAATATTGTGATTATTTGTAATGTAGATATGTCCACCTAGAGCTAATAATCGACCTCTATTGGTCCTTTTATTGCTATACGTATTTTCAAACAAAGCTACATTTCCAGATATTTTCTTACAAAAATCTGTAAATTCCATGCTTTTTGATGAACCGCTCTCTCTTGTGAAATTTGCTGAAGTCAAATCGATGGCATTATTATACCATACATTTTCACGTCCATTCAATTCTTCAACGGGAGCCTTACCAACACTATCTGAAACTTCACCTTGTGGTGTAAAGCTATAATATAGTTTGTAAATAGCAAGAACACTTGCTACCATGCCACTTAGAACAAGAAAATATTTGGGTTGTTGCATTCGATTTTGCATTCTCTCACCAAGTTCAGACCAATATTGCGCATCCATTGTTTTTAGTCTAATCATATCCCATTCAGCGCTATATTTAGCATAATTTCTTTTATAACTGGCATAGTATTTATAGGTTAACATAAGAAATTGAACATCAGTTCTCTGTTATAGCCTATACACAGCAGCTTTAAATACTTTGATTAATATTACAAAAATACAACAAATGATGGATAAATAACCAAAACCTTCTATCATAGTTTGAGGTGTATTTGTGCACAATGTGTC